CAGCTTTATATAGATTTGAAGACAACGCTAATGATACTGCATCAGGTACTGGTAAGTTTAATAAAGGCGGTATATTCAACGGTAGCTCTTCTAAAATAGCTTTACCCGCAATATTACCGACAAGCAGCACAGCAGATTCATCTGTTTCTTTTTGGTTTAAATATTCCGGTGGACAGTCTGGTACAGGTACTTTATTTAGTTCATACGGTGGTAATAGTGCTCAGCCTGGTTATCACTTAGGACTTGAGGCTGCTTATACATATGGGGGTGTAAGCTATCCTGATGGTAGCCTTTATTTAACGGGTTACTCTATGGGTACAGGATCTGGTGTGAATGGAACAACGAGCTATGCAGATGGGCAGTGGCATCACGTGGTTGTTACTTATGATTTTTCAACAGGCGTTTTAAGCTGTTTTGTTGATAATGCATCTTCTGCCACACTTAGTATATCTTTTACTTCAAGGCCATCAAGTATTGGGCCTTTTTCGCAAAGTGGAGATATTGGCTATCAATTGCATGGCGGGCCGCATAGATATGCTAAATGTAGTATAGACCAGTTTAGAATATTTAATAAAGACCTAAGTACTTCTGAAAGAACAACACTTTATAATGAGACTACAACCACAGCTAACACCTTACAAGTTTTAGGTGATACCAGTTGTATTGCAACATATACTTTTGAAGGAAATGCAAATGATTTATCTACAAACTATAATGGAACAGCATCAAATGTAATATATGATTACAGCGGAACTGCATCCAACATAACTTATGCTACAGGTAAGTTTGACAAAGCTGCTGTATTTAATGGGAGTAGTAGTAAGATAACATTTAGTAATGATTTTGATGCTCTTAATGATTTTAGCGTATCATTGTGGTTTAATACTGCTTCACTTAGTGTAAACCAATATTTTTATTATTTTTCTCATTATGGCGTTTTTATAGACACTAATGGTTATATAAATTATTATGGTAATTCAAATTTACAATATACTACTGCTGTATCACTAAATACTTGGTATAATGTAGTGTTTGTTAAGTCATCAACAGCAGGAAAAAAAATATATTTAAATGGTGTTGAAGTAGCTACAGATACTGATACAGGAAATTTACCAGCTTCATTTCCAACATATTCAAGATCATTAATTGGTGCAGGAATTTATAACGCTAGTACGGATTGGCGTTTCTTTAATGGTAAACTAGATCAATTTCGTATATTTGATAAAGTATTATCTTCTGGCGAAATAAATAGTCTTTATAATGAAACTACAACTACAGCAGCACTAGGTACTATAACTAACCCATCTACCACAGCATATTATAAGATGGCTGACGCTACAGATGAAACTGGGTCTTATAATGGAACTGCATCAAATGTAGATTTTAATGTTGTAGGTAAATACGGTTTTGCTGGTAAATTTAATGGGACTAATAGCTACCTATATGCTGCTAATTCAGTACAACAACCAACTAAAAATTTTAGCGCTTCTGTATGGGTCTATTTAAACGCTAATCCCAGTAGTGGTTATGGTATTGTTGGTAATTTTCAAAGCGGATCAAGTCCACAAAACGGCTGGGTTATAGCAAGAGCATCTGGTGACACAAAATTTAGTTTTTGGGCAGACGGAACAGCAAATAGTAACGGAGGAAAAGCAGTAGGAACTACAGTTATACAAACAGGGGTTTGGTATCATGTGGTTGGAACTTATGATGGAACAAATGTAAAAATATATGTTAACGGCAGTTTAGAAAATAGTGTTGCATATAGCACTACTCCTGGAACTACAAATCAGCCTTTAGTTATAGGTAGATGGTATGGTAATTATGATGATTATTATACTGATGGCAAAATAGATCAAATAAGAATATTTAATAAAGCAATTAGTGCGGATGAAGTTACAAAACTTTATAATGAAATACAATGCGCTAATACTATAGCTACACCTGAAAGTTATTTTAATAGTGTGTTGTACACCGGTAATGCAACAGCGAGGTCTATAGATGTGGGGTTTCAACCAGATTTTACATGGATAAAAGATAGAACTACAAACTACTCTCATGTGTTACTAGATTCCATTCGCGGATCTAATTCAGAAATAAATTCTAATGACACCTCTGCAGTGCACACTGAAACTAATGGATTAACTGCTTTTACTTCTACGGGATTTAATTTAGGAAATTTAGAATATAGTTATAATAAAAATAATGATAATTATGTGTCTTGGAACTGGAAAGCAGCTTCATCTAATACAACTAATAATGATGGAACAATTGCAAGTACAGTAAGAGCATCACAAGAATCTGGATTTAGTATTGTTAAATATACCGGTAATGCTACTTCTGGAGCAACTTTTGGGCATGGTCTAAACAGCAAACCTGAGCTAATTTTAATAAAAAATTTAGATCATGGTGGCAACTATCATTGGACTGTTTATTCAGGTCCGAATGGTGCAACGGGGTTGCTTTATCTTAATTTGACTGATGCATTTACTTCAACTAGTTCAAGATTTAACAATACAGAACCAACAAGTTCTGTTGTAACATTAGGTAACGATGGAACGGTAAATGACAGTGGAGATGATCATATAGCTTATTGTTTTGCAAATGTAGACGGTTATCAGCGTATAGGATCTTTTACTGGGAACGGTTCAAATAATGGCCCTTTTATTTATACAGGCTTTGAACCCGCTTGGATAATGATTAAAAGAACAGACGCAGCAGGTGCGTGGAATATATTTGACAATAAAAGAAATTCTACTAACCCAAGAAATTCAATTTTACAAGCCGGTAAATCCGATCAAGAATATACAAATACCAATTATAATTTTAATTTTTATACAAATGGTTTTCAATCTTTAAATAGTAATAATGATTGGAATGCCAGTGGTGGTAGTTATATATTTTTAGCTATAGCCGCAAATCCAGATACTACAGTACCTACTAAAGCTAATAGTTCTAATACATTATTATATACAGGTAACAATAGTAATGATAGATCAATAACGGGACTTGGATTTAAACCAGATTTTATTTGGATAAAAAGAAGAAATAGTGCTGAATCACATGCATTATATGATAGTGTTAGAGGTCCAAATTTACAATTATCAAGTGATACTACTGGAGCAGAAGCTACAAATTCTGGATCATATTTAGGCATGTCATCTTTTGATAGTGATGGATTTAATGTTGGAAACAATGGTGGTACAAATAGAGCTCCAAATACTTATGTGGCTTGGTCATGGAAAGCTTTAGACCACGATAGAAATTTAACTGCTATAAATACAAACGGGACTATTCCAAGTATAGTTAGTGCTAATCCAGAAGCTGGATTTAGTATAGTGAATTGGACAGGTACAGGAGTAAACGGTACAACAATTGGGCATGGGCTACAAGGTTCTCCAGAAATGATTATAACTAAAGGGCTATCTAATGCAACCTCTTGGGTTGTTGGTATAGGTGGTGTTTCAGGGCTTGGAGTTAATGACTATATGACATTAAATACTAATAATGCCAAAGGAAACTTAACCAATTTCTACCAAGCATATTCAACAAATACTTTTCAAGTAGGTGTTTCTGCCGCAAACGAAATGAATAAAAGTAGCAGTAATAATTATATAAGTTATTGTTGGCGCTCTGTAGCTGGATATAGTAAAGTGGCATATTATACTGGGACGGGTGGTGCTTTTAATGTAACCTTAGGATTTACCCCTGGTTGGGTACTTATTAAAAGAGCTGATGGAACTGGAAGTTGGACTATTTTTGATAATCAAAGGTCTAATGGATTTGGACTTAGCCCTGACGATAATTATGGAAGTGCTTCTGGTGGTTATGATTACTCTAGTATAATACAATTATCAGGAACTGGAGCTGCAGGAAAAATAGAACATTTAGGTGCATCTGCTACACTTAATACTTCTGGAGATAAATATATTTATTTAGCATTTTCAGCATAAAATTTAATTTAATATGGCAAAAAAACGTTTTAAAGATACAGGCGTTGGGAAATTCTTATTAGAAAAAATTCCCAACGTCGTTGGTGCAATAGCAGGTGATACGCCTGTAGGTTCTGTAATACAAGCTATTATAGGTGGCTCTGATATGTCAGAAGCTGATAAAAAAATTGCACTTAAAAAATTAGATATTGAAAGAGCTGAAATAGACGGCACGACAAGACGCTGGGTAGCGGATGCAACTTCGGGTTCATGGCTTGCAGCAAATGTTCGTCCTTTAACTTTAGTTTTTTTAACAGTAAGTTATGTAGCCGGCTGGTATATGGGCTACCCTTTAGATTCAATAACTGGTCTTCTTACTATTGTAATTGGAGGTTATTTCGGATCGCGCGGAGTAGAAAAAGTATTTGGAAACAGCAAACATAAATAATGAGTGATTTAAAAATTTACGGAATATCCGTAAGCGGAATAACATTTTCTTTTCTGCCGGACATAAACCCGATGCTACAAACCGTAGTATTAGTTTTAACTATTGTTTATACTGTTATAGGTATAACACAGAAATTAAAAAAATAAAATGAAATATTTTAATAAATCTGAATTCAGTAATTTTGATATGATGGATGAAAAGCTTTTATCTATGTTAGATGAAATGCGAGAAATTTACGGCTATCCTATTAAAATTACATCGAGCTATAGAAGCCCTGAACACCCAATAGAAGCAGCAAAAAAACAGCCCGGTGAACACTCATACGGCGCGGCAGTTGATATTGTAAGCGACAGTGGTGGTAAAACATTTAGATTAGTTAAAGCCGCTATTGAAGTAGGTTTTACTAGAATAGGTATTAGTAGAAAAAAAGGATTTATACATTTAGGAATTGGTTATCCAAACGCTCCTGAAAAAACAATTTGGACATATTAATAAAAATTTAATGAAATTAATTAGAAAAATATCTATTGGCCAAGATTACAAGAATGAAGCAATGCATTATTCTGTAGGTCAAGAGGTTTATGGTGGACATACAATATGTGATATATTACAAGAAGAAAATTGCTATAAAATATTTATTAAAAAAAATGACGAGATATTACCTTGGAAGCATTTTAATAATAATATGGCTATTTCAGTAGAGTATAATTTAGATTATTAAATTGCACTCAGTATACAATTATATCATTCAGTGTGATAATAGGTACAATAACTCTACAAAAATAGAAGACAAAGAATTAATCTTAAATACTGAAATTACAGAAAGAGATTATCAATTTGTTAATAGAACAGGTACTATAATAGCAACGCCTTTGCTTATAAAAACGCCAGCAAAAAAAGGTGATAAAGTTATTTTGCATCATAATGTATTTAGAAGATGGTACGATATAAGAGGTATTGAAAAAAATTCATCTGCGTTCATAAATGAAAATGAATATATAGTATCACCAGAAGAAGTATTCGCTTACAAAAGAAGAAGTAAATGGAATTGTTTTGATAAATTTTGTTTTGTTAAGCCAATAACTGAAGAATCAAAATGGGACGGTTTAAAAGAAAAAGAATTACAAGGAGTGCTTGTGTATAGCAATAAGTATTTAAAGAGTTTAGGGCTATCCGAAGGCGACCTGGTGGGGTTTAAACCTAATTCTGAATACGAGTTTAATATAGATGGCCAAAAATTGTACAGAATTTTATCAAATTATATAAGCATAAATTATGGCGAGAAAACAAAGAATTATTGATGCTGCTGAAAAATCTTTAGTAGAACTTGAAAAAGTTATTAGACAAGAAATAAATTTACAAGAATTAGATCCTGAAAAAGCTAAAATAGCAGCACAAGCAAAATGGGTTGCAATTGATGACTCATTAAAGATTGTAGAAAAAATTGAACAATTATCTGAAGATAAACAAGAAAAAAAATCTGAAAAGTTTTTAGGTGTAGAAGATAGAATTAAATAATGTATAAACAAAATTTATATTCAATTCATACAGACCATTTAGACGATAAAAAAGTAAAAAATAAAAACAAACATAAAAAATACGATTACGGATATAATGAGGATTTAGATTGTGTAGTAATAAGTAAAGACGGTACTATAGGTAATATATATGAAATCCAAGGCCTAAAGATAGCAATACCTAAAATTCCTAATAAAGTATATGGATCTGAAATTAAAAAAGAAGATCAAGTATTTACACAAAGGGAAAGGCCTGAATCTTTAAATAGAATAAAAAGTATATATGATTTCAAGCTCAATAAAGAAAATGTTAAAGAAAAATATTATAAGTATATTAACGAAGAGTTTGATCGCCGTAATGATGGTTACTGGTTTATGTGTAACGGCACAAAAACCTACCTTACAGGATCGCACTATATGTATCTTAATTGGACAAAAATTGATGTGGGTGCACCCGACTTTAGACAAGCAAACAAAATATTCTTTTATTTTTGGGAAGCATGCAAAGCAGACCCTAGATGTTATGGAATGTGCTATCTCAAAAACAGACGGTCTGGTTTTTCCTTCATGGCAAGCTCAGAAGCAGTTAACATTGCAACGACTACTAAAGATTCAAGATTTGGTGTGTTGTCAAAGACAGGGGCAGATGCTAAAAAAATGTTTACTGATAAGATTGTACCAATATCCACAAATTACCCGTTCTTTTTCAAGCCAATACAAGATGGGATGGAAAGACCAAAAACAGAAATCTCTTATAAAGTACCATCAAGAAAG